TTGCATTTTTGCTTGTATAAGTAATTAATTCTGTATCAATATCTATTCTTCCAGATGACGGAAATGCTGCAGCTGAAGTAACTGTTATAGTTGTAACTGCTGAATTGATTGCTCCATTTAATGTAGTTGTTACACTTGGAATAACTACACCTCCCCATAATCCTGTACCAAATCCATAAGCAGGTGTTTGAAATGTAGGTCCAATAGTTACATAAGGCGTCATTGTTAAAGTACCTCCTGCAGTAACACCTGTTCCTGTTTCAGCGCTTGCCATAGTAACTGTAAAAGTATCTGCTGTTGGTATTGAAATTACTTGAAATGTATTTGTTGTAAAACTTGCTGATGTAAAACTTGTTGTAGGTGATCCTGGAGTTGTTACACTTGTAAATATTATATAATCACCAACAGTTAAAGAATGCGCTGTTAAATTAATTGTAACGGTTGTAGAAGATGTTGTAGAAGTATAAGTTGCTCCAGTTAAAGCTGTACCAAGTGGTGTAATATCGTAAAAAGAACCTTCATAGTAAATAACTAATATTTTAGAAGTACCTATTGCTGCATACTTTTTACCGTCTAATGCAGTCCACGTATGCTGGTCACGTGCTGGACCTGCCAAGGTGCTAGCAACGAGTTGCTGGAATCCACCTATTTTTTGTGGTTCGCCATACCTAAATCTAATATTATCCCCATCAATCCATTGCCCTTCGGCTCCGGTTGCAGTTTGTTGTTTATTAAATCCTGGCTTAAATTGTATCTTCTGTAAAGGCATAAGTATCCTTTATATACTAAAAAAAGAAGAATTATACTATTTTTTAAACCAAGCGGGAAGTCCTAAATGTGGTCTTCTGTCGTATATATTTTCTTTAGATCCTTTAGTTTCAACATTATTGTAATGTAAAAATACTTGACCACAATCATCAAAAGATAGTTTATCTCTCCAATGTTCTAATTCATTACCACGGTATACTAACATATCACCAGGTTCTAACATTACTTTAACACCTTTTGATTTTGATGCTTTATAATTACCCGTCTTTTCATCTACACCACCTAATGATGCATCTGGTTCTAAATATATTGGCCAACAACCACCACCTAAATGCATAGTTGTAGAAATCTCACATGAAAATCTATCTTTGTGTTTATGTAATATATCTCCTTTTTTATAAATCCTAGCATAAGAATAATTTGGGTTTAATTTAAGAGATGTATGTTTTTCCATTACTGGAAGTAATTTGACAAGTAATGTTTCCATTACAATGTCAGAATAATGTGAATATGTTTCTGGAACTTGTTGATCGTTCCATACACCAAAGTATTCAGTAAATTGTGAAATATATTTATTATCAAACATAGTTCTTGCAACTTTTTTCTTCATCATAAAATAATCATAACAAAATTTAGCAAGATCTTCTGATATTGCTTCTTTAATAATTACGTACTTATCTTTTTTAAAACTCATTTTTTCTCCTTTACTGTATTTCTAATAGTATCTGTTATCATTTTTCTTACAGCTTGTAAATTGAAATGAATAAATCTAAATGGTTCTACTCCATTATCAACCACATATTGATGTTCCATATAAGCTGGGAAAAATATCATAGTACCTGGTTTTGGTTTGTAATGAATTTGATGTGTTCCAAGTGTAATTTCAGTTTCATTTTTTAATGGTAATTGTGTCATTAATTTTGCTGTTCGTGGATCATGAAATACTGGCATTGAAGTTTTATCTGAACATTTTAAAAAATAGAAACCAGAAATGTGATTATCATAATGTATATGACCTTCATGATGTCCACCTCCTTTTTCACCAAATTCTTGTACCCAAAATTCAGTCCAAAATAACTCATAATTAGTTAAATCATAACCCATATTATCTAAAATATTCCATGAAGTTGAACCAATATATTCTTGTAATTCTTTTAAAACAAGATCACCTATTAATGATGCAGAATGATAACTCATTCCATGATCACCTATTTTTTTACCTAATTTTTTTTCTCGTTCTTTAATAACTTTAATATTATTTTTTCTAGCTTCTTTTATATATTTATCACAAACTTTATTTGTATCATCTACCCATTCTGGAATTTCTATAGAATAGATTGGTGAACTAAAATAATTTGAAGAATTTAATTGATCTGTTTTTGCCATTATCTAAACGGATACCCAAGGTTCCAAATCACCAATGAATATCTTGTTCCTTTCGTTACTGGTTTAACTCTATGCCATACATGAGATGGAAAAACTACAATAGATCCACGTGCCGCTATTTCCGCACATTTTCTAATTGTTGGTTTATCTGGATCCATATTTCTAAAATCAAATTCTAATTCTCCACCTTTATAATCTTTTGGATCTGATAATGAACATGTAACAGATAATTTTCTAATTTTACCATTAGTATCTTTATTATCTTGGTTTGCATAAGGAGCATCCCATGAATCACAATGCCAATCATAAAATTGATTTAATTTATATTTTGTAAATTGACAGGACTCTGAAAAATCCCAATCAAAATTCCATCCTGCTAATTTATTTGCTTTATGAATAAAAGGTTGAATTTCTTTATAAATCCATCTATCATTTAACCATACAATATTTGAATCTCTTTTCTTTTTTAAATCTATTATATCTTCTTCTTTTAAATTTTTACCTTCTTGAATTTTAGTAGTTTGACCACCTGTAAGTGCTAATTGTTCTTGTTGTGATGTACCATATTTAATTAACTCATCACAAAATCTAGGTGTCAATGCACTTTGAAAATAGTAGTAATAATTCTGTAGATTCATTCTACATAATTTATATTAAATTTTTATATAAAAGTAAAGGCTAATTTCCTGTAGCTAACCATGAAAAGGATGAAGGAACCCACGTAAATTCATTATTATCTTTATCTTTACCTATCCATCTTAAATTATTTTCATCCCAATAAATTAAATAATATAAATTATTATCAATTATTTTTTGAACAGTTTCATCAAAATAAGGTTTTTGGTATTCATTTCCATAAGTTGTAACTGTTGGATATGCAACAGGTGCTTGCCAGTCGTCATTAGAGTTTAGTGACCAAGATGCGAATGGTTGTGGTGCAATAAATTTATTTTTTGTAGAATCAAATGTATAACCAATTCCAGCATATTGTTTTCTGAAATTACTATTATAAGAAGTTTGAACCCATTTTACACCATTTTCTGAAAATGGAGTATATGTTCCAAAATAATTAGCAGCTTCTTCAGATAATTCTCCTCCATGAGTAGCAATATCTTGATTACAAGCTGTTAATACTCTTATAACTTTATTATTTATATCTAGTTCTGCGTAATGTGCCATATTTTAATTCCTATTTGTTATTGTAATACAATTTTTCATAAAAATAAAGAGTGTAAATCATTAAATTTTTGATGCAACAGTAAACGTTCCAGGCACTGTAAATGTTGCAACTCCATCACCATTTGGTGCTGTAGTTTTAACGTTTGTTCCTGGTGCTAAAGTTATACCTGGTGCTACTGAAGCAGGATATCTTACAATAACAATACCTGATCCACCTGATCCTGCAGCAGGAGCACCTGCATAACGTCCTCCACCCCCACCTCCTGTATTAGCTGTTCCATTTACAGAATCTCTAATTAAATATATTCCACCATTTCCTCCACCTCCTGCTCCACCTAAACCAGAACCTGGATTATTTGCGTCTGAAGATCCACCTCCACCACCTGCATAACTTACAGATGATCCTGAAATACTATTTGAAGAACCTGCTCCTCCAGACCCAGCAGCGCTTGATCCCCCTGTTCCTCCTGATGCAGAAGCTCCTCCACCACCTGATCCTGCATATGCGGGTCCTGCTCCTGGTGCTGGTGTAGTTCCTCCCGAATTTCCTTGTGAGGGACTTACTGGAGGTGTATTTCCTGATCCACCTGCAAAATAAGCGGGAGAACCTCCGGCTCCTCCTCCACCTGATCCACCATTTTTAGCAGATGCTCCAGATGTTCCTGGTCCTGAACCTGCTCCACCTCCTCCTCCACCTGCTGATGTAATTGTTGAAAATATTGAATTTGTTCCATCTGATCCTGCATCAAAAGAAGCAGGACCAAAAGCTCCACCTGCTCCAATCGTAACAGGATAAGCTGTTCCACCTGATAATGATAAAGCTGTTCCTCCTGGAAAAGATGTTCTGTAACCTCCAGCTCCACCTCCTCCTGCTGCTACGTGTCCACCACCTCCACCACCTGCTACTACTAAATAATCTGCGCTAAACGGCGACACGGGTGTTGCCGGTGATGCACTTAAATTTCCTGGTACTGTAAATGATGCTACATCCTGTCCACAAGGCTGTGTTGTAACTGTGTTTGTTCCTGGTGTTGCACTTAAATTAAAAGAAGAAGGTCCTCTTACAATAACTATACCTGATCCGCCAGCACCTCCTGATCTTGAAACATCTGGCCTTGATCCTCCTCCACCTCCACCACTACCTGTATTAACTGTTCCTGCTCCAGAAACACTTGGTCCATTTCCACCTGCACCGCCTCCTCCTGGTGATGCTGCTCCACCATTAGTACATTGATAACCCGCACCTCCTCCACCACCAGCTCTTGCTACTGATGAACCTGTAATACTATTTGCTGTACCTATTCCTCCTGCTCCTCCACCTGTACAAGCACCGGTACCTCCGACACCGCCTGCACCTCCTCCACCTCCGGCACCATATCCAGGTGCAAGAGAAGATCCAGCTCCTCCATTATTTCCTTGAGGAGGACTAACTGGAGGAGTATTTCCTGCTCCTGCATTTATAACAGGAGGAGCAGATCCTTGTCCTGCTCCACCACCACCTGAACCTCCAGAAGCTGCACTTCCTGTTCCTGCTGGTGCTGGTGCTCCTCCAGTTCCTCCACCTGTTGATATAATAGTTCCAAATATGGATGGAGTTCCACTTACATCAGATGCTCCACCTGCCCCTACTGTAATTGGTGTACTTTTTACTGAAATTTTTAATTTTGTTCCACCTGGAAAAGATGTTCTGTATCCTCCAGCTCCACCACCTCCTCCTGTATTAGTACTTGCTAGTCCAAATCCACCACCTCCACCTCCTGCTACTACTAAATAATCTAATTCTACGGTTGCAACTGTACCTGCTGTAAATCCAAATCCTTTTGCTGAGGCTCCTCCGCGTGTTGAGTTTAAAGGCATTCTTTCTTCTCCTTAAGCTTTAAATTGCGTTTGTGCTGCTAATACTGTGTATGTTGATGCTGCTGTTTTAAGAGCTGTATAAGTGTAGACATCATTAGATGAAGCGTTTCCAGCTGTTGGAGCCGATCCACCTTGATAAACTACTGTAACGTTTGTAGTTGTGCCATCAACTTGTACTACGTTATTATAAAATGTTGTGTTGCCTTGTTTTGTAATTAATGCAACTGTTGCTGATTCACCTACAGCTAAAGCCGCGTTTAATGCAGTTGAAGAATTTCCTCTTAAATTAACTGTAAAATTAGAACCTAAGTTAACGTTTTGAAAATAAACAGCTTGAGTAAGTACGTCGTATGTAAATGATGTTATAAAAGTTGTAGATATTGTTGCAGCTTCAAACACACCAAATATTTTAGATTCACCGTTTATTGTAATTCTTCCAAGATCACCTTTTGGAGTTAATGTTAATCCAACGTTTGTATCTCCACCTGTTGCAGAAATAACTGGACTTGATCCAGCTGCAGCATTTGCTATTGTAATTTCATTTGTAGCTGATGCAGTTGTTGAAAATTTAATTTGTTCATTAGCATTCTCATCTATAATTCCATATGTACTTGCAACTATAATATTTTTTGAATTTGTACTTAAGTTCGCTGCTAGTGTTGGAGCAAAATCATTAGATAATTTTCCAATGTTAGAATCTACAACATCTGTTCCAT